CACCAGCTGTCCCAGACAGCGGATGTAGAAGTGCTCCCTTAGTTGCGTTTTCAGCTCTGATTTTAAGACCAGATCCGTAACGTCCACCGGGACCACGATGTAACCAGCCATAAGAACCGGATGCTATAGCTACCTGATTGACACCAAGTATCTTAGGTCCTGTTGCTATGTCTGCTGCTTCGACCATGTTTGCCACGTAAGTTCCATCCTCAAGTGATGAGTTAAGAACTACACATAGCGAATACTGCGTTAGAAGTTCGCCTGCTTTGACGAAAATCCACTGACCGCCCAAGTTATCGATACAAACATCACCTAGCTTCCAGCCGGGAAATGATTTGTCATCCCCATTGATCGCTGTGTATGTCTGCTCAAACTGTGCCTGAGCTATTGTTACTGGAAAAATTCCTGATAATGCCATTTTCTATTTCCTCCCTTAGTCGTTGTTTAAAGTTCCAAGGCGTCGGAAATTCTTAGCAGTCAGGTTACCCATCCATGCCAGATATTCGATCTGTGCGTCTTGGTTAAATGAATAGCGAGTATCCAATCTTGTTAGGTTTCTTCCGTTATAAAAGCAAAGCTCTAACACTTCTGGATCTAGCCAGTACTGAGTTTTTGAAGGCATACCGGATACTGTTGGCTCAAGAACTACTTCAGCCTGTTTGTACTGATAAGTTCTGAATCCTAGTTTTCCTAGTGTTCCTTCTGTTGGTGCTAATCTCTGAAGCGGATGTACAGTAGCTTCGTAATACTGATAACTGTCATTATCAGATACGATTGCTGTAATGTTCGCTTTGTAAGACTGCAATAGAATATCAAGCCTATCCATGTAGGTGATGATATTTGATGCACTTAGTGCAGCGCCGCCGTCAGTAGTAGCTCTGTAGAACTGATTCTTTGCGAAAGAATAAGCAGAGCGTGAAACACCTCCTACTGTTCCTGTACCGTCAGCAGAGATTAACTGCTGAAGTCCACCAATCTGATTTGAAAGTAAACCAGCTGATAGGACATCGATATTGAACTGATTTTCAAAGGTAGTTTTGGCATTCATAAACCTAGCTTTAACTAGATTTCTGTTCTGCCCCGGACCTCTGTTCTGGTGTATTTCCCTGCCGTTTGCCTGTACGTTCAAAGCAATCTGCTTTGGTTCATACTGAAACACGCTAAATACTTCATTTGAACTAGTATTAAGCTGCTGAGAGCCTGAATACCTGAAGTAAGATCCGTTTTCGGCATACATGATTGGAATAGCGATTGAGATACCCCAATCACCACCAGTCACCATTCCATTTTCTTTTAGTACTGCGGTAGTAGCATTTTTAGTTAAAATCTGGTCAAACAGGTCATCTTGTAACAGCTGTGCTGTTGTCGATAACAGGTCACCAGCAAAATTTGCATTTGGACTTGTCATTTAAATTAAATTCCTCATTGTAATGAGAAATTAGTGCGCTGAATTTACCCTTGCTGCGGCTATTTCAAATGCGCTATCAAATTTCTCGCTAAAGTTTTTTCCTTTTAAACGAGGTTTCTGAGAAACTGTTCCGGTATTAGGTCCGCCAAAAGATTTGCTTGCAGCTGCTGAAGCTTTCTTTGCATTAGCAATTCTTTCTTCTTTAGTTGGCTGTGGTTTAACTTCTGGTTTTGGCGCTGCTGATGCTCCGTGAAACTGGCTCACTGCTGCCTTTACACTTTCATAAGCATGATCTAATAGCTGCTCATCTGTAGCCATTGGATATTCTGCCTTTGCATTCTGAAAAGCCTGATCAATCTGGAATGAATAAAGCTCGCAGAAATCCTTCCTCTTTTGCCCTGTTGAGTCTAATCCCTCTTTAAAGGAATTGACGAACTGAGCCTTTCTGGCGATCTCTTGATTAGCTTCCCATTCCTGCATCCTCTTTTCAGCTGCTTCGGCACGCTTAATAGCCTCATCAACTCTTGGATCCTGATACTGGTTTGGTTCTCTTTGTACCTCGCTTGCTTCGTTTAGAAGGTCATGCGGTGAATAGCCATTTTTTCTTAGAAGGTCAGCGCATACTGCTAAAGGATCAGCCTCTACTACTCTGTCCCATGCTCTATAGCGATGTAATTCTGCTATAGGATCGTTAATGCCCTGAGCTTTAAGTTTCGCTTTATGAAGGTTTGCTGCCTCTGGCGATTCAAAATCTTCATAAAAACGCTTTTCATAGCTTCCGTTACTTCCTTCCCTAGCTGCCCGACTAATCTGCTGTTGAAGTTCAAGCTCACGGTCCGCAATTACTTTTTGCAATTCCGGTGCTGCTTTCTCAAACAGTTTCTTTCTTTCGGCTGACCAAAATACGGGAGGTTTAATAGGTTCGGCGGCAGGCTCTGCGGCGTGCGCTTCTTCTTCTATTTCAACGTCTGTATCAGCTTCTTGGTCAGTGACTTGTTCTGTTTCTTCTTCTTTTTCTGGCACTTCTTTTTGGCCTGTTTCTGCCTTAAGTGCCTTTTTAGCCATATCCCTGATTGATGGCTTTTTCTTTTCTTCTTTTGATTCAAGGGCTTCTTTTACAGCGATATCCTCATGCTGCTCATCTGTGGTCTGTGTTTCAACCTGTTCTGTTACTGGTGCTTCTACCTCAGTATTTGAGCTGATTTGCTCCTGAGCCTGATCCAGTATTCCATCCATAAATTTATGATCGTTCATTTGTCATACCCCAGCATTTGCATCATTTCCGCTTTAGACATTGAAGGACGCATGGTTTTAGCCTGTGCGTCATAGTGTTTTTCTAATTCTTCTCGTTGTTTATTTCTCTGCTGACTGCGCTTGAAAGGGTCAGTTTCTATGCTCCATGCCTGCTCATAAGCATCGTTGAATCTTTCCTCTGTAATCTTGTCTTTGAAGTCAGGTTTGTACTTAGAAAGTAAGTCATTTCCTACGCATTCCAATTTGTGCTCTTTATTGATTTCATTCCATCGGGTCATTGAATCCACCATTTCCCCTGTTTTTGGGTGTCTTAGTGGGCTTTTAAAAGAATCCTGATGTACAAATGCTGATTTTGACTCGTATTTCTTCTTTTCTTTAGGCGTGATTAAATTAGTACGTGTCCCAAAGCGTGGAGGCCATTCTGATTCGTGCTCATGCCCGTAATTATGAATTTTAGAGATTATCTTCCCCATTAAGGGTACTAGTACGGGATATTAAAAATTCTTGGATAGGTTAAATTTTAATCATCAAGGAAAATGACTAGGGATAATACTTCTTCATGCTCCCTTGCTTCTTCCTCCAGTTTCTTAGCGTGTCGCTCTGCTGCCGCCTTAGCCTCAAGCCTTAATTTTTCTTTAATTGCCCTTAAAGCCTCTCTCTCTTTTGCTTGTTTTAGCCTTATAGCCTCATAATCAATTTTAGGCTTAGGAGGTTTTGGATATATTTCTTTTAATGTTAATGGTTTAGGGCTTGGTTTTGGAGTTTCAACAATCTGTGATTCCTCAAGCTCAAGGGTTATTTCGTCAGCTTCTTTTGATTCTTCTTTAACTAAAGGCGTTTCCTTAAGCTTTATTCCGCCTATGTCAAACCAGTGATAGGGTCTTAGGGCTGCTATCGGCATTAAAACACCAAAAACATATTTCCAGAACTTGCTGTTATGAAGTTCCAGTTTAAGTTGTTACCGCCGTTTGTTGAGTTAGTTGCATCAATTGTCGTGCCTGAAGATGCATCCGAATACTCTACATTTACATAATCCGCACTCGCTGAACCTACTACCCATAAAGTCCAGCTTGCTGTAGCGCCTAAGTCCAGCAAGTCGCCGTTTGAACCCTCGGCTAAAAAGTCACCCCCTACTAGTATGCTGCATGCGTTCATAGCATCGGCATCTGAGATAATGTTACAGCCTGATGTTAATGTGAAATTATTGTTTGTCTCTATGCTCTGGCCGTTAAAATCAATTGTTCCTGTAGTGCCTGTAAAAGAATCAGTAATAACGCCATCTGTTAATTGTACCGTTCCGGCTCCGTCTATTTCTATGTCCTCTACAAATTTATCAAAGAAATTAATTGTTTTAGTTCCTGAAGCTGGTGCAAGTGTGATTGTGCCAGTTCCCTTATTATAGTTAAGTGTTCCTGCACTTGCTGAAAGTGTTACGTTTCCCCGAAATTCAATATTAGGATTGTTTACGTTGCAGTTAAAATTGTAAGTTCCTGAATTAGTATTTGCTATTTGGACGTCGCCAGTAAAGATATAAGTACCCGATTGAAGTTCAAAGACTCTTGTTAATGCGTCGCCATTTCTGAATAATACGCTAGGCGATTCATAAGTTCCCGGAACTAAGCTATTTGCCGTTGCATGGCGTGATTCCATAATCATATTTGCAATCGTTATCTGTCCGTCTTGCTGTGTGCATCTTGTGTCAATTAAAAGCTGCAACGTTCCTGTACCTTGCAATATCCCTGTTGATGATACTCTTAATGAACACCCCCCGGTATTCAACCTTAGCGTGCTTGTGTTCATTGTAAGCGTGCCATCTATTTGTAAAATAGCGCCGCTGCCGTTAATATCAATATTACCTGAATTAGTAACCGTTGCCCCTGACGCTATTGTAAGATTATAAAAGTCATCTGAGTTACTTGATGTAAGAGTTACCCCCGATCCAGTTAAAACAACCGTTGAAAGGTTAGCCGTGAATGCCGTTGAAGCATTTGAAAAATTACCGCCGATTGTCCAAGTCGCATCGCCTGCTGTTACCGTTCCTGCGTTTAATGTGCAATTTCCCGCAACTGTTATGCTTTGATCGTTAGTCGCATTGTTAAAAGTACCAGTGTAGCCGGATGCGATATTTAAAGAGTTTACATTGACCGCTGCATTGATTACGCAGTTACCTACTCCGCTACCGTTAAAAGTAACGTCATCACTAGAACCCGGAACAGAAAAGCCGCCTGCACCGCCTGAAGTATCTGACCAGTATGTTGTGTCATTCCAGTTTTGTTGTGCTGCTGCTACCCAGTATCTATTTGCCAATTACGCCTCCTGTGCGCTTGCCACACATCCCCATTTAGCCGCCACCGTATCGTAAATAAATCCTACTGTTAGCACTTTGCTTATAACTGTAGTTGTAGGAAGTGCAGCGCCCATTGCTTGAAAAGATGATCCCCAAGTTATAGCCCTTGCAGTTCCGTTATCTTTAATCCTGATAGTAAGCTTTTGAAAATTTGACGGCGTTCCCGAAAGATTAGTTGTAAATGAAGTTATTGCCGTTGCCAGTGCCGTAATTGAGTAAGCATCAACATTATCTGTATTGATTGTTGGAGTTGCTGAGCTTGTGGTGCTGCCTACTCTCGGCGCAAATCTTAAGCCGCCGATCCCGGTACTTCCATCAGTGATTTTTAATTGCGCTGCCCCTACTCTTTGAACCCCTGCATCTGGTGAACCTCCAAAGCTTGTAAATAATATATCCCCGTCCACCGTTTCAATATCACCGATTGCAGTATTTATAATAGCCCTGTTTATTCCGTTACCTACTATGTAGCTTGAGCCGTGCGCTGCTATACACCAATAAATATTTACAGTGCCATCATCTCCGTAAAAATCAGCCTGATCGCCGCTTGCATAAACTCCATAACAATTAATTACGTTACCCGTACCGCCTGAAGTAACTGCATCTAGAACTGAATAAGCCTGACCGCCGAATATATTTGTTACGCCTGTAGAAGTTCCTGAGCTGTTCTTATGTAAATATCCATCTGTAGCGCCGTAAATATGGCAATCATAGAAGTTCATTAATGAACCTGTTTGCAAAGATGCATAAGATCCGAATCCGGCAGAAGTACCGCCTATAAATCTTGAATTATAAATATTTGCTGTGACTAAATGCTCTGTATTTCCTCCGCCATGACTCTGTGAAAACATTAAGGCGTTTGCATCCGTATCTGTTACAGTTGCTACTACATCTCTTATTATTAAATTGCTGATAGTTGTCGGTGTTGCTGAATGAAGTCCTAAGCAAGTAGTATTTGATTGAACTGTAATGCCTTGAATAGTTATATTATCATTTTGAAGTGTGATAGCTGGTGTGCCGTCACTAAATGCATTTGTGACAATTATCGGATTACCTATCCCGATTATAGACATATTATCAAGCGGCGTAAGTGTTGAGTTTATCTGATAAGTTCCTGCCCCGATTCTAACCGTATCGCCTGCAGCGGCTGCGCTCATTGCTGTTACTAATGCCGCCCCCCTGTTAGCATTTGAATCTGTTGATGGCTTGTAGTGTGTTACCGTTCCGTCATCTTTAATAACTGAAATTGTGCCAAGCTCTGTTTGTGTTGTTGATGTTTGGGAACTATGAGGGCCGAAATAAAATGTTTCTGTTGAATAGTTATAATCAGCTAGTCTCTTAAAACCTTCCTCGATAAAATCAAAATAATAAAGCCCCCCTGAATTTGAGTTTACCTGTCCATTTCCAACAAGAGAAACGGGATTGCTCCCCTCTATCGTTGCTTGTCCTACATACAAATAACCGCCGCCAGCGGCATTACCTACTCTTAAAGAGCTATTTGCTGGATCGGAAGTATTATTAAATGCTGTTATCCCGTAATAATTAGGGCTGCCGGTATTATCCTGTTTAAGATTGCCACTTGAATCTACAAATAAAACAGATCCCCATGTTCCGCCCGTTGGATCTCCTATCTGCGTAACCTTATCAAGCTTTCCGGTTATAGGATTAAATACAAATGCCATTAGAATACCGCATTAAAATAATCGTAAGTTAATCCAGCACGGCCAGTCCAGTTAGTAGCGTAATTTGAAGTGCCTGCTGCATACCTCGCCTCTGTACTTGTTAATTTTAATATGTACCAGTCGCCATCAGTATTTAAAAAGCCGTAATACTTTGTAGATGTAGCCTCATCTAAATCTGATATTTGATATGAATTAAGCGGATTAACGCCGGAGCCGCCGCCTATTGTTACAACCTGAGATAATCCTGTAACCTCATCACCCTCAAAAGCTAGTGGAATAGCTGGGTTATTATCCCACATGTTGTTAGATAAAAGCTTCCTTGTCATTAATCTAATTCCTCTGATTCGGCTTCATAGGTGCCATCGTTATTCTTTCTTAACTTATATTTCTTTTTTCCTGACTTTTTAGGTGGTGGTTCTTTTTCTGGTGCTGTCATTGTAACAGGGCCAGTATTAACTATTACCGGATCGGATTTTTTCTCTTTCTTTTCACCGTCTGACTTACCTTCTTTAGCTGCTTTAGTTGATTCCTTAACTTCGTGCATTGCCTGCTTATGCTCAAGTAACATGCGCTTATGCTCTAAAGCTTGATCTTTAGCCATGCGATTTTCTTCCATGATCTTTTCTTGGACTTCTAAAATCTTGGCTTTCTTGTCAAAGTCTAATCTCTCACGCTCAATCTGTGTTTGAGTGGCTATCTTAAATTCTTCTAATTTATTCTTAAATTCAGCTTGGAAAATATCGATATCAGCCAGCATCTTATCAATCTGGCCTCTGGTTAATTGCTCTCCTGCGTCTATCTGGTTCTTTTCGCTCTTAACTATAAAATCAGCTTCATTTTTCTGACTATCAAGCATTAATTGCTGCTGTTCTATGTAGGTTTTAAACTGAAATTCTTGATTCTTAAGCCCTAATTCCTGCTGTTTGATTTGAAAGTCCATCTGATTCTTTTCCCCATCCACTTGAGCTTTAATTATGGCTGGATCTGGGGGTGTTTGTGGTGGATTAGCCTGCATTTCTTTGATTTTCCTATCCCATTCCTCCATTGATTTTTCTAAAGCACCCTCAACGGATCGTCCTGTTCTTAAAGACCTTGCGTACTGAAGGGCTGTCTCAATTACTGGGTTTACAAATTCAGGTGTGGTTTCTGATATATTCGCTACATCACCAATGATGCCCTTAAGATTAGCCATATACTGCCCCCAGCGTGATGCTGCTTCTGCTTCATCAATGGCTATTGTAGAATCTGTTTCAATATCAATTCTGAAAGTATTTAGACGGTCATCTCGTAACAATGCTAAAGCTTCAGGCCATAGCTGCTGTTTTTCAGGCGGCATCTGCCCTATTCCAGCCATAAGATACAGGGTTTCGTCAGTGAAAAATCCCGGCTCAAATATCATTTGCGCCATTTTAGAAATTAACTCTCTGCAATACCTTTGAACATCCTGCTGCTTTTTGATTAGCTTAATTACTGTCCAGTGTGATTTCTGCTGCTGTGTGTATACTGGATCGTTAGGATCTGAACTGCCTCTTACGATATCAGGCATTGAGGTTATTTCATCAATCTGCTCTTTTAAGCTTCTTTGATATTCCTGCAGGGCTGGAAGGGCTGCCACGCAACTATCAAAAGGAACCCAATCAAGCATACCTTTAAAGCCTTGCTTTTCTACAAAACCGCCCCAGTCTTGGATAGGCCATGTTTCACCATCTTTTAAACTGGTGATATTCTTCATTTCCTTGTTAAACGATGCAGCGTGAGCACCTACTAGGCGGATACAATTAACAATTCCTTTAATTCTTGAGGCTGTGTAATTTAACTCATCTGCTAAACCCTGATAGATTACATAATCAGCCGTGGGATACGTTGATTCTGTGGTGGTCGTTGCGGTTAATGGGTAAGGGCATGAGAAAAAGTCTTTAATCTTATTTGGATCCTCTAAGACTTTAAGCGGCTTATCTTTATATCCTTCTGATATCCAGTAGACTTTTCGTGTTGTAAAGTCCTCAATCACCCAGATACTTGCTTGCTTAGAAAACTCCTGATCGTCTTGGTTATCGTAATTAGAAAACCTTCTAGGCTTACTTGGCTCTGTACCCAGCTGGATATGCTTTGCACACTCTGGATCTATTTGTGGGTCTTGGAGTAGTTCAGCCCTCGTTTTATATATCCTAAAAGCACGCCAGCGTACCTCTAGTTGATTTCTTGATAGTGATTCAAGGTAATCAAGCCAGTAAACAGGAACTACGTCTACAGACTCAGAATAAGGCTTTACTTCGGTTATCTGATGGCCTGACTCATCTACGATTGGTTCTGGTTCGTTGTCGCCCTCGTCATCATCTTCTGTAATATCAAACATTGGGACAAAGTCAGCATTGTATTGAAGTCTGCAAATGCCCCTGCCGGGTAGCAATCTATCCTGAACTACTCCTGACATGATGTAGTTAAACTTATCCTGCTGCCTCATTAGATTAAAATGGGTTGCCCTTTCCGCTGCTTCACAGGCTAACCTTCCAATCGGGTCTGAGTCTTTAAAGGTTCTCTCTACAACTACCTTTGGCATTCTTGAATATAACGCTGGCTCTAAAACCTGCACGTTAGACCATAAAACGTTGAACATCACGTTAGACTGCCAGCGGTCAGTCCCTACGGTGTCTACATCCGATTTATTCCTGAATTTATCTAATATTCTCTGGCCAATGTTCTCGAAGGATTGCTGCCGTCTATTCTGCTGAACTACCGATATTTCCTTAAGCCAGCGGTCTACTAATGCCCTGTCCTTATCATACGGCTCTGCTTTCTTCTTTTTTAAAGACTCTTTGTATCTTTTGCCTACTGCTTTAGGAATTGCCATTACTGAATCTTCCCGTAATGGTTAATCCAAGCTTCTTTTAGCTCTCTAAATGACTTAGCAAGAATTGCCCTGCAATCAGCCTCTTTGTAACCCATTTTTCTTAGCCGATTCATTCCGAATGCTTTAACTTGCTTATTTACTGATGGTTTTTTCAAAATCTGCTCCTGTTCTGCTCGGTTATCTTCCATAATTCATCTAATGTTGGTGGTCTAAATTGTTCTTCAAATGGTAAATCGACTGGATCTATATCCCTTACCCACGGTCTTGTCATACACATGTATCTTGTTTGTTCAGCGTTATGATCATCGTTATCTGTGCAGTCATTTGGGTCGTGTAAATCGTGCTGTAAGTTCATAATAGTTTCTAAAATGTCCTCATACTGCTCAAACCAGTAGATCATTGGCTTATCGTTCTTTCCAACTAGCCTTTCACGCATCTGTAAGTGTCCCGGCTGTCTGCGCTGATCAGCTCTTGAGAAGTGAACCCCTTCCTGTGCAAAGATTTCAAAGATGCTCGGTCCGTGTCCCCTTTTCTGCTCAATGTCACCCCCTGCAACCCTAACTATGGGTTTAATCTCCTGTTCTTCTCGCTTCAGAATGCCTTGCGCTACCTGAGTAGCTGTTACTTTTGGCAGTCCTGCGCCGTACCATACTCGATAGCAGATTAGAGAATTTCTTGGATAGGTTGTATTAACGCCATCTGATACAGCCCACCAACCAACAGAAAAAGGATCACCCTCTCCGCACGCTCCCCAGTCCATTGACATGATGCGTGTCCAGTGTGCTGGTATTACAAAAGGCTTGATTAAGTGTTTTCTTCTATCAATTTCAGGAAAGAATGCGCCGACTACCTGATCAAAATCGCCTTCCTCAAGGGCTTTTGCCATTCTTGGTGGTAAGCCTCTTAATGTCTTTCTGTACTCAATTGGATTTACTGATGGATTATCGTCAAGTTTAGCTTGTATGAATTGCCTTAGCTTTCCCCCTTCCTCATCAGGCTGAAGGACTATCTCAGATACTCCGGAACTATCACGCTTTAGGGCTTTAACAAATTTAGATTTGAAATATGCATGGCCTACACCGCCCGGATTGAAGGTATATAATACTCTTGGGAATAGCTTTCTGTATTCTTCAGGTATTTCAAGTGCTTCAGGTATTCGATTTCTACCCCTTAACATCTGAAGCATAAACGGCGTAAACTGTTCAGCCTGTTCTATGATCAGGTAATGCATTTCAGGTCCAAGCCAGTTAAATACATCCTTTTCGTGCTGACAATGGCATAAGAATATTTTAGAGCCGTTCCAGAATCTGATCTCATTCTTTACTATGCGGCAATGTCCAGCCTTTACCCATGAATGAAGCATGGCAGGGAATGAAGTAGGTCCTTCCATGTGGTTCTTTACTAGCTCGTTTGATTGCCTCCTAAAGAGATAGACCTGCAGGCCGGGTACTGATACGCAAAAGAATATCGCTGATACCCTTCCTAAATGCGATTTGCCGCCGCCTGCTGCCCCTCCATACCCTATTTCAGTTGCGTCTGATAGTAAGGCTAGTCCTTGTTTTTTATGCAGGCTTAAATCAAGGGCTGTCACTTTTCTATTTTGATATTAATTACTGGTATTAAGTCTTTTCCTTCAGGTCCTGATACTTCTTGCTGGATCTTGTCGCCGTACTTCTTAGAATGAAGTCTTGAGGCTTCCCATTTGATTAGGTCTATTATTAGCTTGTCACGCTGTACCGCCGTGTTATCTGATTTCTTCTTAACAAATTCAGTGATTGAGCCGTCCTCATTTTCTTTGTGAACTACGTCCTCAATGACATCCCGGCTTTCGTCTAATGCCCTTGTATAAGCCTCATCCAACCTGTGCTCTATTCCGTATTGCTTCGCACGTGCGTATTGGTTTGAAAACTCTAGGTTTTCTCTTAAGTGTTTGCATAATGTAGACCAGCAAGGCATATCTTCATCTAAGCAGATTGATCTCGCTGACTCTCCATTCTCTAATCTTTCTAGTATTTTATCTTCTATTTTTGAATTGAAGATTCTAGGTCGTCCACCTTTTCCCATTTATTATTAATGGGCATACCTTATTAATTCTTGGATAGGTTAAACGATTTGTTTTGGCCTGCCTGCGCCTTTTTTGTTGTGTGCTTTAGTATAGTTTCTCATTCTGCCCCGGTATGACCTTTGATCAATCGGCTTTTTGTTTTGGTTTGCTACGAATTTACGGATTATTAAGGGGTTTATTTCAAGCTCTTGGCATACGTTTTCGAATGAAAATAGGTGATAGTCCTTTAGCCATTTGGGATACATAATCCAGCAGTAAGCATCTCTTATGATTGTAGGGGTTTCGTATTCGTTAATGTTTGCCCCTACGTTACCGATTGAGTCCTCTATTGCTCTTGATAGCATGGCCCAGAGTAGACGGTGCTCTGGGCTTACTGAGTTATGATAATGGGTTGATCCCTGTACTTGCTCTGTTAGTAAGCTATCTATCATTAACTTTTTGCTTATTATGTTTAATTTCATTATTTATGCTGTACATTCCCCGGTAGTGAGGATTATTTTTTTACAGCCTGACTTCTTACCCTTCTCTATGTTTGCTTTGAATACTTCGTTATTTAGTTGCGCTATGTATGCTTGATGGCGCATGAATTCTTGGTTTATATCTGTTAGATATTTATCCACCTCCTGCTTAGAGTAAGTATTTACACAACCTGATAAAAGTAAAGTTAGTATTATTGTGTATTTCATTTAGTCCTCCTTATTGTTTTTTACTTCTTAAAATTTAACTAGCTTTTCGGTCTTTGTCCTTTTGCACCAGAAACTCAAGCATATTTTTACAACCTTTTTCCCTGTTACATTTATTACAAGCAGCCCTGCAATTAGCTCGGTTCGTTTTGCCTCCATAAACTCTCGCTTTGAGATGTTCTATCGTAAAAGCATTGTCGGCCTTTGGATCTCCACCCCAAACCAAATCAATTCTACAGTAAAAACATTTCTTTTCAGACGATTCCCAAATCTTACGCCTGAACCTCTTTCTGCGTCTGGCGTAGTCACTCATAAGGGCTTTGCGAGCTGCCCTCCCATGTGATTTTTATGTTCTTCTGCGATAAAATCCATTATTTCCTTTTTCGAAACCCCGCAGTTTTTACAACGCATATCTTTCGCTGCCGCTATTGTACCAAAGGGGAACTTATAGTTATGACTTGCATGGCAATTTTGACAGTAATAGGGAGCTTCATAGGTTCTTAATGCTATGGGTTCGCTCATCTACCTCTCTCCTTTTGGTTTAGTAATCATCAATCCTCCGGTGGTGTAATGACTGGCAGCTTGTCATAAACTGACCGCAAACCGGGGTAAACTGCGCACCCTTCTGGGGTCATTTGTCTCACAATACAAACCTCATCTATTGTCAGATTATGCTCTCGCATGAATCTAGCTATAAGACCACCTAAGAGCGTATTCTCTCTGTCGATAGCCTCTTTCATTAACCTGTCAATTTCATCTGTTAAGCTATTTGGTGTTTTAATCATTTCTTCCACCTCTTATAAATATCCCTAATCAATCCACCACCACCGCCGATAAGTATGTAGACTGGTGCAAGCGCAACTGAGTAAGCTGCTTTAGCTGTGTTGATAACTGCTGTGTTAAGTACGTCTACTGTGAACTCTAAGGCTGTGCCCAGTGCTGATTTACGCTTGTGGCTCATGTTTAAATCGTGGTCTACGCAGGCAGACTGCCAGAAGGGGTCATGCTCATCTGTAGTTATTTTACCTAATCCGCAGTAGTTGGGGTCATCATTAACCTTTCCAATAGCACAATCAAAACAGAGTCCGGTTGCTGCATGTACATTCTCAAGACATCCGCAATCTTTGCATCTCACTTCTTCACCGCCTCTTTTAGCTTGTCTGATAGTTTATTCATTCTCTTTCTCCTTTAAATTGAATAGTCCATAGGAATCTTTACGACTCCTTGTCCATAAATTATGTAATTCTTAAATGCTTCATCATAATCAACTGTCAAGTATGGCGTGTTAAGCACCTGCGTGATTATCTTGCATATTCGAATATCTCTAGCTCTGAGGATTTTACGCTTTGCTCTGGAGAATCTTTTAGGATACTTTTTAGAATGTACTGCTTTAATCATTTCTCTTTCTCCTTTATTACTTCAATGTCATGAACCCATATTCTGTTAGGGTCGATAGTACCTGAACCGGGATGCCCAATTGTTTGAATTTGAGCCAGTTCATAGTTTAGCTTATTAAAATCGTATTCCCTTAGTGTAATACTCTTTGGCGGTTTACTTAATTTCACGGTTAGCTCATATAGAGCGTCTTTTATGCTAATCATTTTTCTCTTTCTCCTTTATATAATCTTCGTATGTTGGGTAAATATAGTCAGAAAATATCTCAGTAAAAGGCGGTCTATTTCCCTTAACTTCCCTCGCTGCCTCAAACGCCGCTATTTCTTTTTCTTTTACCTGCTTTTCAAAATCCTTTTGTGCTTGCTCTAGTACTGATTCTGTTATTTCTAGCTTGCGTTTCAGGGCTGAGAGTTCAGGGCACACAATCGATTGAAGCTTTGCGAGTAGAGAGTCTAAAGCTTCCGCTTCGCTTGCATTGCCCTCT